GAAACACAAAGATATCTAAACGCATCCGATCCATGAGAATATTCATCATGTAATGGTGCAGTAGGTTCATTGGTTGTGCTACTTATGTTACGTCTGTAATGCTTGAGACATTCAATCAATCGTTCTGTTGATTTATCAAAGTAACAACGATGAAAGTTCATACGAGCTACTTTAATGCCAGACTCTATATCTAAACGTGGCACGATTCTAACATCCCAACCATGTTTACGCATAATATCTTCTGCTGAGATACCATGTTTAAAATCTTTTGTTCGACCATCATGAGGTAAATACATCTGACCCCAGTTATATCTTAAATCTTTAAGTTGTGCTGAGTAACTATCTAATGTTCTATGGTCATCTTCTATATAGTCAATGATACGAACATCGGATATGCCTTTTTGCATTAAAATAATGGCCATACTATCGTTCCAACCTAAGTCCATCACCACATGAACTTTAAGCATTGGATCGTAAGGAACGTTGGTTATTCGACCTTCCTCTTGTGCTTCTCTTATTTCATTAGCATAGATAGCACCATCAACGGCTGACTTACAATCGCCTTCCCAGATATTTGCATAATCATCTGAAGTGGCTTTACTATGTAGTCTTTCTTTATTCAGAACTTTAGGAAACCATGGATTATCAGACCAGTTTATTTTTACGACTGCTGCATCTTCTGGTGTATCAATTACAAATCGTTTGTATGTATCATCAGAATCGAGGTCAGGGTTAAAGCTTACCCATATTTCTGAACCTGGTTTCCTAATCGTTGGAATTAAAATGTCCCATGACTTTTTAGATACGGTCTGAGCCTCTTCAACCCATACGATATCAACACCCTCATAGGACTTGATTGACTCGACTGTATTGTTAGCAAGACCAGTAAAACTAAACTTACTTCCATTAACACATCGAATCTCATTCTCTAAAACTTCAAAGTATTCACCGAATCCCATGGCCTGTATTTGGTCATTCAGTAACTGGTGAACTGACTGCTTAATAGATCTCTGTACTTCTCGAGCACATAATATTCTCAATGGATCTGTGATTGCTTTAGCAATGAGTGCTCTAGCAAATCCCCATGACTTACCACTACCTCGACCTCCATACGCTACCTTGTAACGATGAGGTTCACCCAAGAATGATAACTTATCTGGGAACTCTGCTTCTATTTCTCTACTATTCGGAATCTGATCCATCATTATTAGGTTTTACAAATTTAAGTGTGACGTTTAATGGAGAATCATGTCCATCCATTGTGCCGATTTCTGATTGTGTTGGCATAAGTTTAGCATACAATCTATAGAACTCAGTCCTATTATCTACAGCCCAAACTGCCATTTCTTTTACACCACCGATATCGTCAAACACATCAATCACGTTTTGTCTAACCTGACCAGATATTTTATTAGGTGTTCCTTTTTTGCGACCAGAGCCTTCTCGCTTGCCACCTCGATTATCTTTTTTTTCTTCTTCCATTTCAACTCCGTTTAGGTTGGTTGACTACTTCCATTGGTATTAATAAATTATCTAAAGTAAATTGCCATTCTTCTGCGTAATCACATTTATTGTAATCACTAAAGCATGGTGTTCCTATAGTAAAGTGAACTAACTTAGCATCAGGATTGTAATCGTACTCAGATACTAACCAGTTCCATTCTTTTGGTATCTCACCGATCAAGTTTATGAATTGATTATCTAGCCATTTGAATCGGTGTAATTCAGCACCTGTAGAGTTCATTATCATCTCAGGTGTCAACTGTAAATTCTTAAAGTGGTCGCAGTTCCATACCATCACACTCGACCAATTCTTTCTCGGATAATCTTCGTTCTTATTCCCGAGGTATTTAGTAGGGTATTTTGTTTTGTAGTCATGCTTAACAACAGAGACTGCTGCAAACGGATCTATAACATCCATGAGTTCTTTAATGTCTGCACGACAGAGCATATCTCCATCCACAAACATTGCATAACCTTTATAGTCACATAGATAAGGAACTAAGAACCTAGAATAAATAAAAGCATTAGATCCATCAGTATGTGTTTCTGTATAATCTTTTAGTGTATTTAATGCTAATGGTGTAAAACTAACTGGTATGGTTGCTTTCTCTATGACACTCTGGCAGAACACATGATAGGCAATTGGTTCTACCTCACCATCAAATCCTACAAATATCTTTAACATTATATTGCTGGAGACTGTCCTGGTGATGATGTTGTTTGTGCAGGTGTAAAGTTAAATCCTAATAAATTTCCTGTGTTAAGAAATTTACCTGCTCCATAGTTACCTGCATAACTTGGCATTGTTGGTGCACTTAAAAATGAAGAAGCACTTGGAGTTGGAGTGTATGTTGGTTGTGGTGCTTTAGAATACACATATGCCATAGATGGTGAGTATTCGTATATGTCTGTATCACCTACTTTGTTTTTACTAAATCCTGTAATGTCTACATCAACAGGTCTAAATGATTGGTTTCCTACAGTGATTGTTCCTTCTGCACGATTAGAATTACTTTGATTTACTCCGTATGGACCATAACCAAAACCACCATATGGACCATATATACCATAACTTGGAGAACTTGTAACTGTGTATGGTTCATACATACGATTGTTACCATAGTAATAACCTGTATTACCTACAGACTGTAATCCAGAGTATTGGCTTTTAGTTAATCCTAATATGGCATTAATATCTAAATTAGACGTAGGGGCAGCTACAATGTTAGGTGCTATTCTCGGTGCTGAATAATTAAGTAACATTGTCTAACCTTTTCATAATTTCTTTTCGTTGTTCATCACTATAGTTTGACCAGTTAGTGATCTCATCTAACGTTCTTCTACATCCCTCACAGATAAATGATCCATCATGCAAAGGTAAGAATGAACATTTCTTTGTACATGGACTTAGCACTTCCATCTTGCTCTAGCAGCTTTACCTCTTTCTCCAGTCCATCCTTCTGATCTAGCACAGAATGATTTACGTCTCTTGGCATCTTTACTGCCTGGCTTAACTTTGCCAGTCACTGGTGCTTTTAGATTGCTACCAGTTTCTCTATTATACTTTGCTCTTCCTTTTGCGGTAAGACCACTGCCTTTGCTTACAGGTAATTTTTCACCTCTACCAACTGAAAGATTAACTTGTTTCTTTTTAACGGCCATTAAAAATTAAGTAAACCATATTGGTTAGGATTGATATACATAGGTTGTCCTAAACCTAATCCGTAAGGTGATACATTAGAATTGCCCATGCCAATATTTCTTAACTGAGTATCGCCTAAGATACCAGGAGCAGTAGTTGCATTAGTGATAGCTTTATCTACATTCTGAGCAGCACCAATTAAACCACCCATTGGATTTAAATTAATACCTTCATCAGCAAAAGATTTATAGTAAGCATCAAGTTCAGCTGGAGTCATATTACCCATGTCTGCGGTAGGTGCAGGTGTTTGTGTTGCTTGTGGTGTTCCAGTTGCCATAGCATTTCTTAAAAAGTCACGCTCTGCTGGAGTATCAACACCTCTTTCAGCAAGACCCATATTGTTGACCATGTCTCTGACTCTTGGAGTGTTTGCATCAACATTGCCTGTCATAACCTTTTTTAAGAAATCTCTTTCAGCAGGAGTGTCAGCACCCATGTTAGATAATTTATCTAAATATCTAGATTCAGATCCACTTTGGCCTGTTGTTAATCTTCTATATAATTCTTCTTCGTAACTCATTTCTTTTTTCCTTTTACAGTTTTAGCTGCTTGTTTAAATTGTTTAGCTGTAGGAGCTCCAGCAGTGCCAGGCTTTTTCATCTTTTCCCCTGATCCCGCAGCTATGCGTTTACGCTTCGCATGGATATTGGCATAGAGTCCAGGCTTAGCCATTACTTCTTCTTCCCATAAGATTTCTTAGTCATCATCTTCTTACCAGTTTTCTTTGCAGCTTTTTCAGCTTCCTTCATACCTTTAGCTGTATAAGCATATTTTTTATTTCCGACCATTGGCATAGTTATTTCCTTTTTGATTTAGATTTACCTGCTTTACTTAATGCAATAGCAATGGCCTGCTTCTGAGGTCTACCTGCTTTCATTTCAGATCTTATATTGCTACTGATAACCTTTTGAGACTTACCCTTTTTGAGTGGCATAATTAGTTCCTATAAAAAAGAAAAGCCCAGCGAGAGAAACTGGGCTTAACAAAGGAGGAGTAAGAGACGAAAGTGATAGATACAGTTCTCCTACACGTGTAATTATAACAAAAAAGCCCTCAAAATGCAAGGGCTAATTTGTAAATAAATGAAATTAAATATCTTTGATTTTTCTTCTACTTTTTCAAAAGCTTGTTATATTTAGCTAGCTCTACATTATATTGAGTAGCCAATGCTTCAAGCTTCTTTTTATAGATCATAATTTCTGCATATAATCCTTCGCATTTATGCTTCTGATTTAATACTTCTTCTACTTCTTTATCTACATTTTTTAACATATCTATCATTCCGTTACTCATTGCCATTCTCCTTTTTTAACCCAATGTTTTAAATCATAAAGAATTTCTTTTACAGTTGATCCATAAATTGTGCTAGTTCCTTCATTAGCCCATCCCTTCGCTAAATAAACACAATAAGAATCTCCATCTTTTTGCCAACCTAATTCACTGTCAATTTTTTCATCTTCTATGACTAATCTATCTAATATTTTACTCATAATACTTCTCCCTCTTTTTCTAATGCACTTTCTTTAGCAAATTCCATAATAGAATCTACAGCTTCTTGATTTGGTGCAGCGTAATATAATGATGTAAATATTGCTGATAATAACCCTGCATAACTATCACGACCTGGTTCTACTTTGTTATCTATTAAATAATCTAGTGCTGCTAATCCTGCATCATAACCTGCTTGAAAGTTTTTGTTGTATTTCATTTTATATCTCCTTTGTTAATTAAATACTACAATTACTATTATATACATTGAAACTAAGTTGTCAACACTTTTTTTTAATTATTTTTAAAATTCTTCCATTCTTCTATCTATCTTATTTATACCGTTAAATTTCA